CGAGAGCCGGGGCGTGCGGGACATCTTCCTGGCCCTGCCCAGCGACCAGGCCGACGAGCTCGGCAGGCTGATCATGGCGCTGCGTGAGACGTGGGGCGCACTGCCGCAGGGCGAGGTCATCCTCAAGGCGTGCCGGGTGGCGCACACGGTGTACGCCCTGGAGTCCGAGGAGCCTTCCATGACCCAGGCCGCCAGTGCGGCCGACGTCGTGTTCGAGGTGGCGGATGAAGACAGCTGAGCTGGAGGCCGGGACGGACTTCCGCCTGCCGGAGCACCGGCGCGAGGTGTTCCTGCGGTTCTACGCCTGGAGTGTGCGCTACCGGTCGTTCCCCGGCGGGGTGCACTACGTGCTCCCGTACCTGGCTGAGGCCCTTGAGCTGGACGTGGAGCAGCGATTCTGGCTGGCCTGGCTGAACGCCAACACCCAGAACCCCGTGACCTCCCTGCTCCTGCTCAGGGCTGCGCCCCGTATGCGGGACCACGAGCGGGCCATTGACCTCTGGCGCAGCTCGTACAGCGCACTCGACTGGGACACCGACCGCCGGTACCACAAGGCCCGGTTCGAGGACGCGGTGCGTGGCTACGTCAGCCGGGTGGACTGCACCTGCGCCGGGCCGCAGCAGCGCTACTTCCGGGAGGGCGGGGGCGACTGGCCCGGCTGGTGGGCACAGGCGTTCGCCCTGCCGACGATGGGCCGTCTGTCGACCTGGAGCTACCTGGAGTACCTGCGCATCCTGCTCGGGCCGAGCGTCGTTCCGGACGCCGACACGCTGATGCTGGAGGACATCCCGGGGAGCAGGTCGCACCGCAACGGCCTGTGCCTGGTGATCGGCAGGGACGACATGATCGTGGACAAGCAGCTGGGACACGGCGCCACGGACGTGCTGTACCGGCATCCGCTCGTGCTGGAGGAACTGGGGCACGAGGCCAGCGTGCTGTGGTCGGAGATCCGTCACCGGGTCGGGGCCGAGGCGAACAGGCTCAGCCTGGAGTCGGCGCTCTGCACGTACAAGAGCTGGCACAAGCCCAACCGCCGGTACCCGGGCTGCTACAACGACATGCTCTACAACAGGCTCATCACGGCGGAGAACCGGTGGGGCCAGCGCTTCGGACCCATCTGGGAGGCCCGGCGCAGCGCGCTCCCGCCCCGGCTGCGCCTGGAGGACAACCCGTACGACCCGGGCCTCTGCCCGGCCAAGCAGAACTGGTACCTCCAGACGGGCCAGGTGATCAACATGAGCGAGGACTGGGGATGCTTCCGGAACGAGTTCGAGCAGAAGGTGCTGCGCCGCGAGTTCGGGGCGCGGCAGCGCCGGTGGATCTGAGGAACTGGCTGAGCCCCGTGCAGCTGCGGGACGGCCGCTGGTACAAGCGTGAGGACCTGTGCACCCTCCCGGCCGGGGTCAACGGCTCCAAGCTGCGTGCCTGCGACCACCTCATCCGCCAGGGCGCCTCAGCGGGCCGTACGCGGGTGATCTCAGCCGCCTCGGTACTGTCACCCCAGAACGCCATGGCAGCCGTGCTCGCGGCCCGCTACGGCATGCGCTGCATGGTCATCCTGGGCGGCACGACCCCCAAGACCGCCTTCAAGCACCGCAGCCCCGCCCTGGCCCGGGAGCACGGAGCGGAGTTCGAGTTCATCAGCATCGGGTACAACCCCATGCTCCAGCGCCGGGCCGAAGCCCTGACCGCCCTGGACCCCCAGGCGTACTGGCTCCAGTACGGCATCACCACCGCGCCGTCCGCCTCGGCCCGGGAGCTGCGGGCGTTCCATCAGATCTCGGCCGACCAGGTGGCTAACCTGCCGGAGCAGGTGACCACGCTCGTGGTCCCGTTCGGCTCCGGCAACACGGCGGCCGGAGTGCTGATGGGTCTGAACCAGGCCCGGCCTCCCGGCCTGGAGCGCGTGGTGCTCGTGGCCATAGGACCGGACCGGCGGGCGTGGCTGGCCGACCGGTTCGAGCGGATGGGGGTCTCGGTCCCCCGCCACCGTGTGATCGACCTGCACGGCTCCGGCTACGCCAAGTACACCGATGCCATGCCCGGCACCGCCGACGGCATCACCCTCCACCCCACCTACGAGGGCAAGGTCGTCCGCTACCTGGACGCCAAGGCTCCCGACTGGTGGGTGCGCCGGGACGGCACCACCTGCCTCTGGATCGTCGGAGGGCCGCTCAAGTGAACACCGGAGAGATCGTCGCCGTCGTGATTGGCGCCGTAGCCCTGTGCATCGTCGTCTGGGTCTTCTGGGGCTCGGAACAGGATGGAATCTGATGACCTACCACCCCAACCCGGGCGACCTCGGCCTGACCCGGATCAGCGGCGCCGGGGGCGCGGCCATCCGCCTGGGCCAGTGGCTCAACGGGGACGGCTTCCGCAACTTCGAGCACGCCTTCGTGGTCACGGACGCGTCCCGCACCGCTGGGGACGAGATGATCGTGGAGGCGATGCCCGGCGGCGCGCAGCACGTGCGCAACTGGCACAAGCCCAGCGAGACGGTCTACCTCCGTTGCCCGGACGAGTTCCGGGACGCGGTGGCGGCCATGGCCCTGCGGCTGGTCGGGCGGCCGTACAGCTTCGCCGACTACGGAGCGCTGGCGCTACACCGGTTCCACATCCCGACCCCGCACCTCAAGCGGTACATCGAGAGCAGCGGCCACATGATCTGTAGTCAGCTGGCCGACTACGCAGCGGAGAAGGGCGGCTGGCACCTGTTCGCCGACGGCCGCTGGCACGGGGACGTCACCCCCGGCGACCTCACCCGGCTCTACCTCGCACAGGACTACGCATGATCAATCAGATGCTCTACATCGCCGGGCCGCCCGGAGTGGGCAAGTCCCTGCTCGCCCGGACCCTGACCTCCGGCTGGGACCGCTCCGTGCTGCGCCATGCCTCCGTGCCGCACTCCGTGCTCAGTCACCCGGGCTCCGGCCGGGCCGTGGGCCTGGAGCTCGGGGTGCCCCGGGAGGACTTCCCCGGCACGGACGCCCTCGCCATGGACATCGGCCCCCGGGCCCTGGAGTTCCTGCTGGCCCGGCAGCTCCCCTTCGCCCTGGGAGAGGGCTCCCGGCTGGCTACGCGCCCGTTCCTGGGCGGGCTGGTAGCGGCGGGTGTCCGGCTCACGTTCGTGTCCCTGAGCGCTCCTCAGGACATCCTGGACCAGCGCTGGCGCAGCCGTGGCAGCAAGCAGAACACCGCCTGGCGCAAGGGCGCCTTCACCCGCTCCGAGCGGATGTACGAGTGGGCGCTGGCGCAGCAGGGCGTCAAGTGCCTGCGGTTTGAGTCCATGGGCGGGGTGGGCGGCATGCTCCGGGAGATCCGCACCGCGTTCCCGCTCATCGACCTCGACCTGGAGGTGGCGCAGTGATCAGCATCCGTGCCCGCAGCCGGGTGCCCAAGGGGGAGCTGGACCTCAAGACCGGCAAGGTGCTCGGGCCGGACAGCTACAACGTGCTGCTCACCGGCCCGGCCCGGGTCTACCGGCCGGACGGCCAGCTGCTGTGCGTGTACCTGCCCGGCGCCATGCACGGCCACGTGAGCGAGGAGCAGTACGCCGTGCTGCACTCGCTGCGCGCCGAGACCACCAACAACCGGGGCCTCGCCTCCGGCACCCTGGGCACCAAGGTCGGCGAGCAGAAGCGCACGTACTTCGGCCATGTCAGCTCCAACATCCTCGGCGCGTTCGAGCCCGCCGGGACGTTCAAGTTCTGCCGCCTGACGGCCTGGACCGGGCGCAACCTCCCGCAGTGGGAGCTGCTGCGCCCCGTGTTCCAGCACGTCGCCGGACAGCTGCTCAAGCACGTCCCTGACCGGTACGCAGCCCAGATGGAAGAGATCGACCGCACGCACCCGGACTGGGTCGTGCCCGGCACCCCGTTCACAACGATCACCGTGAACAACACCTACCCAACGGGGATGCACACCGACAAGGGCGACCTGGACAAGGGCTTCAGCACGATCTTCACGCTGCGCCGGGGGAGCTACACCGGGGGCGTGTTCCTGTTCCCCGAGTACCGCATCGCCGTCGACCTCCAGGACGGCGACCTCATCCTCATGGACGCTCACCAGTGGCACGCCAACACGGCCATCGTCTGCTCCTGCGGCGAGCGCCGGACCAAGTACTGCCAGGTCTGCGGGGCGGAGCGGATCAGCGTGGTCAGCTACATGCGCACCGACATGACCAGGTGCGGAAGCGAGGCGGAAGAGATCGCCAAGGCCGTGGCCTACCGTGAACGGACCAAGGGCGTCGTCCGTTAGGTCAGAAAGGAGGTAGTGATCATGCCGGAGCGCTGGGAGGCCGGGGACCAGTCCGTGGTGGAGGCCCGCAGGTGGAAGGCTGTCACTCTGGCCAACCGTGGCCTCACTCATCGTCAGATCGCTCAGGAGCTCGCAGAGGAGTACAGGACCCACAACGCCAGCCTCACCCTGGCGCAGATCGAGCGGCACGTGAGCGTGGACATCACGAGGGCGCTCAAGATCTACCGGCAGCGCACCGACCACGCGATCGAGGAGAAGATCACGGCGCAGCTGCTGCGGCTGAACGACATCCGCCGCGCCCTGTACCGCGTGCTGGCCTCGGACCACCGTGTGGTCACCCCCACGGGCAAGATCGTGACCGATGACGAGGGCCGCCCCCTGCGGGACGACGGCCCCGTGCTCGCGGCCCTGGCGCAGCTCCAGCTGCTGGAGGACCGCCAGGCCCGGGTGGAGGGCACGTACGCCCGGGAGAAGCTGGACATCGCGCTCGGCCGCCGGGTGGAGGAGGAAGCCACCGACGTGGTGGAGGCGATCCTGGCCGGGTTCAG